CACCCATGTTTATGAAGATGAAATGCCAAGTGATAAGGTTTTAGAATCTGCCGGCATTTATGAAGTAAGCCGCCGCAGTTCATGGCGCAAAGAAATCCATTGGTGCAAGCTAACTGGTATGCAAATCCTTGAAGAAGGCAAATGGGCTGGAAAATACATTCCAATCGTGCCTACTTATGGTCAGCAATTGGTTATTGAAGGCAAACGTAAGAAATTTGGTTTGGTTCGTATGGCCAAAGACCCACAACGTATGTACAACTTTTGGGTTACATCCATTACTGAAAGCGTTGCCCTCGCGCCCAAAGCCAAATGGATTATGGCTGAAGGTCAAGATGAAGGCCACGAAAACGAATGGGCGCAAGCTAATACCAAAGCAATGTCTTATCTGCGTTACAAGCAGACAGATACCGATGGCGTACCAGCACCACCCCCAATCCGTCAAGCACCGGAACAACCGCCAGCCGGAATTATGGCCGCGGCCGCTGGAATTAATGCTGATTTGATGGCCGTAGTAGGTATTTTTGACCCATCACAATTGCCACAAGGCAACGTAAGCGGTAAAGCATTACAAGGTCAACAGATGCAAGTTGACATGACTAATTACCATTATTACGACAATTTGACCCGTTCAATTGCCCATACTGGTCGCATTATTCTTGATTTAATCCCCAAAATTTACGATAAAGAACGTGTAATGCGGATTATTGGTGATGATGGCAAGCCAAAGATTGTCACAATTAATCAGCAAGGCAAAGACGAAAGCGGCATTGATAAGATTTTGAATGACGTAACTGTTGGCGAATACGACATTGTGATGGAAACTGGCCCTGGATATAGCACTAAACGCCAGGAAGCCGTGGAATCCATGATGCAAGCCCTGACTGCTAATCCGAACCTATTTGGTCAGATTGGTGACTTGGTATTTAGAAATATGGACTTCCCAGGCGCAGAAGTTATCGCAGACCGCTTGGCTTCTATTAATCCATTGGCCCAAATTGACGACCAATCCAAGATTCCGCCACAAGTTCAGATGCAAATCAAGCAAATGCAAGATGCGTTGCAACAAATGGGTCAACAGAACCAGCAATTGCAGATGTACATTAAGCAACGCCAAGACATTGAAGAAGTTAAACAAGGCCATGAAGATAGACGTGCCATGCTTAACGCCCAAGTCAAGGTTAATGACCAAAATACTAGGTCAGTTACTAGCCAAAACAAGATGGAAATTGATGCGCTTATGGAACTTATCTTGCATCACATGGACACCGCCAAGCTTGAAAGAGAAATTGAAGCACGGAATAAAGAACAGTATGGTTTTGCAAATCAAGCAACTGGTAGTTTGCAACCAACTAATGTTGCACAACCGCAGTAAAGTGTTGTATAGTTAAAACAACCTACCGATGGGTTCATCGGGCAAATTCTTGGAGTGAAGTCCATGTCAGAAGCAAATGTAGCAGAACGTTTGGCAACAAACGTAGTAACAAATGATAATTCAGCAGATTTTTATGCTGGGAAATTAGGTTTAGCTACCGAAGAAAGCCCAACTGCGGCTACTGTTGAGGAAACTCCAGTAGAGCCAGCGGCCGAAGTAGGTCAGAGTGAACCAGCCCCATCGGAAGAAAATGCGACCGTAACAGAGGAACCGAAATCTAACCCCAAGTTAGAAAAACGTTTTTCTGAACTGACCAAAGCACGTAAGGCGGCCGAAGAAAATGCGGCACGTGAACGCGAAGCTAGGGAAAGTTTGGAAGCACGTTTAGCGGCTTTAGAAGGGCAACAACCAGCGCCACAAACGCAAACTGCCAATACAAAGCCACAACCTGACGACTATCCGGATGCGTTTAAATACGCTGAAGCGTTAGCCGAATGGTCAGCAAATGAAGCAGTAGCAAGACGTGATAGGGAAGTAAAGCAACAACAAGAACAAGCTAAACAACAGGCAGTATTACAAACCTGGCAACAAAAGCTTGATTCAGTTAAAGCTGAATTACCCGATTACGAAGATATGGTTGCATCATCGACAGTTGCAGTAAGCAATGAAGTGCGTGATGCGATTTTGGAAAGTGATGTTGGTCCTAGGATTCTGTATGAACTTGCTTCAGACGATGAATTGGGCGCCAAGATTGCCGGACTATCTACCGCTAGTGCGTTAAAGCTGATTGGGAAGTTAGAAGCGAAGTTTGAAGCGAAAGCCGAAGAACCAGCTACAAGTAAGCCTGTTGCGGTGAAGTCAAATGCACCGAAACCGATTAATCCGATTCGTGGGACAGGCAGTCAAAGCGTATATACAGATGGCGAACAAATCGACTATCAAGCTTGGAAAGCCGGCCGCAAGACAGGAAAGATTCGTTAAGGTAAAAATTTAATTTACATTTAAGGAACTTGCATCATGGCAAATAATTTATTAACCATTAGCAAAATCACCAACGAAGCGTTGATGGTTTTGGAAAACGAACTAACATTCACAAGCGAAGTCGATAGAAATTACGATGACCAATTTGCCGTTAAATGACAGCGGCCTAACTTTTTGAAAGTTAGGAAAATTTTCTCTGATTGACTTGGAAGGCTAGAAGTAGCCGACAGGGCGGAAGGCGAAAGCCACCGTGAACGACTAAGTGAGAAAACCCTTACGAGGGATGCGATAGTCTGAACAGGGCCATAACAAAAGAAAGCCTTGAGTTTAAGTCGAAGAACTTGAACCGCCACGAAAGTGGTCAGTAACCGAAAGGTGAAAGTAACAGAATGTGTTGGTGGAAAAATCGGCGCGACAGTTAATGTCCGCAGACCTGGTCGCTTCGTAGGTGCGACAGGTCCGGCTTTGTCAGTTGAAGATTTCAACGAAACTTCAGTACCAGTAACATTGACAACTCAATTCCAAGTTGCGACCCAGTTCACAACGCAAGATTTGGCATTGTCTTTGGATATGTTTTCGGATAGAGTGCTGAAACCCGCGGTAGCAACTATTGCAAATAAGATAGACCGTGATGGTCTATTGATGGCAAAGAACAATACTGCAAACATCGTTGGTACTGCCGGTACTGCTCCAACTGGTTTGATTACTTACCTGACTGCGGCCGCTTACCTTGATTCTGAAGGTGCGCCACGTGACGGTCGCCGTTCTTGCATCGTTGAGCCATTCACTTCAGCAACTATTGTTGATAGCTTAAAAGGTTTGTTCGTTCCACAAGAAGCAATTGGCGAACAGTATCGTAAAGGCCTTATGGGTCGTGATTCCGGCGGTATGAATTGGAAAATGGACCAAAACGTTCAGGCACAAACATTCGGTAGTTATTCTTCTGCTACTTTGTCTTGCAACGTTACAACTGCAACTGGCTTCTTGACTTCAGGTTGGGCACAAACTTCTACCATCACTATTGGTGCTACAAGTGCGGCCGCAACATTGAACCAAGGTGATACATTCACTATCGCTGGCGTATATGCAGTTAACCCACAAAACCGTCAAGCTTACGGTTCAGGCAAACTACGTTCATTCGTTGTAACTGCTCCTGTATCTATCAGTTCAGGTGGTACTGCTTCCGTTACTGTTTCCCCAGCCGTTATTACTGCTGGTCAGTTCCAAAACGTTAGCGTAACTTCAACTGGTTCACAGACTGTTACTCCATTTAACAACACCGGTACAACTTCCTCACAAAACATCATCATGCACCGCAATGCTTTTTGCCTTGCTGTCGCTGACCTTGAATTGCCTGAAGGGGTCCACTTCGCGGGGCGCGCCTCTGATAAAGAAATTGGCTTGTCACTCCGTGTAGTCCGTCAATACACCATCAATAACGATAGTATTCCTACTCGTTTGGATGTGTTGTATGGCTGGGCGCCTTTGTACCCTGAACTTGCTTGCCGCGTAGCATCGTAAGCATTAAATAGCCGGGGATAACACCCTGGCATTTCAACCATATTTAAGGAATAAAATCATGAGCAATCCAGGACCAGCATCAACCCAAACGATTCACCCATCAAATCTAGCTTCTAACCAAGCTATTCGTTTGTTAGGTGTATTGACTGGCGTAAACGTTAACGCTACTGGCGATAACGCAATCCCTATTCAAAACACAACTAACTTTTCTGTTAGCAACTTTATCGTTACCAATGCTTCTACAAGCTTGACAACGGCAGTTGCGGCAGTTTACCCAGCGGCTAACGCACAAGGTACTGCTATTGTTGCGGCTTCTACTGCGCTTTCAGGCAATACTGGTGCAACAGTTGTTAACCAATTGACAGTAGCTTCTACTGCTACTCAATCAACACAAAACGTATATTTCCGTGTAACTACCGCCCAAGGCGCGGCCGCTACTTGTGACGTTTATGTTTACGGTTACGACTTTAGCAACTACAACTTAACTAACCCTATTGGGGCTTAATTAAGTAAAAAGTAAAGGAAAGGCCGCCCCCAAAAAGGGTGGCTTTTTTCTTATTTAGACTTATAATTAATTATCCTCATTTAAAGGAAAAATCATGTCATCTACTACCGTTACACGTGGCAATGCTCACGAAACTTTTTACATTTCTGTACCTTTAACGCCTACCGCAGTTGCAACCGCTGGCGCATCACAAACTTATGCTTTGCCTGGCTTACAAACAACTGACCTAGTATTTGTTCAAGGCGTTGTTGGTTCACAAACTGCTGGTGTTGTTGCCGCTGAAGCTGATTGTTTGGCCGCTAACGTATTGACTGTTCAATGGGTTAATGCAACTGGTTCTAGTGCAACTCCAGCAACCGGTAATTACATTATTCAAATTACACGTGCTGAAGGCCCATTGCCAGCAACGGCGGTGTAATCATGGCTAATACATCAGTATATCGGTTCGTAGGCCCTACAACGGCTATTACCGTTAGTGGAACATCGTCAACGGCAGTTACCATTACCCCAGGCGGCAACGACCAAATTAACTATTGTGCGTTTCTAAATACTGCTTCTACACCGGTTGCAATTACCATTAGCCCAGTTGTTCAGGGCGTTGGTTCTGCACCGGCGGCAGTATTGCCTACTGGTGGAAATAGTAGCCAATCGTTTGTATTAGGCGTAACAATGTCACAACCTACTGTTATTGCAGTTCCACAGATTTTCTCAATTACCGCAATTGGTACTTCAGGAACCCTGTATGTAATGCCAGTAGCAGACCAATCGTAAGGAAACATTATGGCAAACCCAGGCGTAGCAAATAGTTCAGTAACAAATTTATTGCCAGTACAGGCGACATTTAATACGGCTGGGGCTTGCACCGGTTTGATTGGTCCTGGCGGTGCAGTATTTTCACCACCATTAAGCGGTAATACCGAAAATCCAGCAACTTTGTCTATGGGTGGCAATTTAATTGCTACTTCAAATACATTGCCTACAATTAGTTCAGGATTTGGCACAAGCCCAACAATTACCGCCGTAAGCACTTTTGTATTTAAAATTGTTGTTGGTTCGGGCGGTGCTTCAAGTGGGACAATTACGCTACCAACAGCACCAAATGGATGGTTAGCTTTTGCCGCTGACGTAACAAGCGGTTCTACATTATTTTTACAATTAACTGGAAGCACAACAACTTCAGTAACATTTACTAGCTTTTCAGTAACAACTGGCGCCGCGGCTCCAATGTCAGCAAGTGATGTAATTTTAGTTAACTGTATTGCCTATTAAGGTTTAGGATGACTACACCTTCAAATTCTGCCGTACAGAATTTATTGCCGGTTCAGGCGTACTTTAACCTGGATGGCAGTTTTAATACTTTTATTGGACAAGGAAAGCCGTTTTATGCAACGGCCAATCCTTTTCAATCAGGTTTAACAATTACCAACAGTACGTTAGATTCAAGCCCAATTGGTTCAACAACGCCTTCTACTGGCGTTTTTACTAATATCAGCACTACAACTGGCCAAATTTCTACCCAACCAAGCGGTGCAACTGATATTGTTAACTTATTGGCATTGCAATCTTATGCCGCTGGCATTAGTTGGAAACAACCAGTAGCTTGTGCGACCCTTGCAAATATCACATTGTCCGGATTACAGACAATTGATGGCTATACAACCCTTGCTGGCGACCGTGTTATTGTTAAAAATCAAGGAACACAAGCTAATAATGGCATTTATATTGCTTCTAGCGGTGCTTGGACACGTTCAAGCGATGCAAATACATGGAATGAATTAGTTTCAGCGATTGCTTTCGTAGAATATGGTTCACAAGCTGGTTCTGCATGGTTCTGTACTGTAACACCAGGTGGCACACTTGGTACAACGCCGGTAACTTGGGCGCAATTTACAACTTCTGCCACTTATACTGCTGGAACAGGATTAACTCTTGCCGGATTCCAATTTAGTATTACTCCGCAAGGCACCGCTGGAACTTATGGTTCTGCATCTTCTGTACCAGTATTTACTACAAATGCAAGCGGCCAAGTAACTAGCGTTACTAATACCAGTATTGCTATTGCTAATACTCAAGTTTCAGGACTTGGCACGATGTCCACCCAAAACGCTAACAACGTATCAATAACTGGTGGAAGCATTACAGGAACGCCTATAAGCGGTTCAACAGTTGGTGGTACTACTATCACCGCATCTACACAATTTAGCGGTCCTGGCACCGGTTTAACGGGTACTGCAACCAGTTTATCCATTGGTGGTAATGCCGCTACTGCAACATCAGCCACAAGTGCCACAACTGCCACAACTGCAACAAATTTAGCTGGTGGTGCCGCTGGTTCTTTGCCATACCAAACAGGAAGTGGCGCAACAACATTTTTAGCGGCTGGAACAAACGGTCAATATTTAACCCTTTCTAGCGGTTTGCCAACTTGGGTTTCATTGCCTACTAATGTTTCATCATTTAGCGCCGGAACAACAGGATTTACACCTTCATCACCTTCTACTGGTGCAGTAACACTTGCTGGTACATTAAATATCGCTAACGGTGGTACAGGCAATACAACTGGACAAGCCGCCAGCGTAGCCAATTCAGCTACATTTAACAATAGCGGTACGGGCGCGGCATCCGGAACAACGTTTAATGGTTCTGCCGCACAAACTATTTCATATAACACCGTTGGTGCATCCCCATTAGCCGGTTCTACAAGCTTAACAACACTTGGAACAGTAACCACAGGCACATGGAACGCTGGAATTATTGGTTTAGCGTATGGTGGCACAAATGCCAATTTAACTGCGGTAGCTGGTGGTGTAGTGTATTCAGGCGCATCTGCTATGGGAATTACGGCCGCCGGAACAACTGGCCAGTTTTTAACTTCTAACGGTTCAGGCGCACCAACTTGGTCAACAGTAACAACTGCAATCACAATTACAGACGACACCAGTTCTGCAACCGCCTACTATCCATTGTTTGCCAGGGTAACTAGCGGTACAACTAATACTGAATACACCAGTTCTACCAAGTTAACTTATACCCCTTCTACTGGCGCATTAGCCGCATCATCATTTAGCGGTGCTGGTACAGGATTAACCGGAACCGCATCAAGCTTAAGTATTGGCGGTAATGCGGCAACTGCTACTTCTGCAACATCAGCAACAACTTCTACTAATCTTGCTGGTGGTGCTAACGGTTCAGTTCCTTATCAAACAGGAAGCGGTGCAACAACTTTCTTGGCCGCCGGAACAAACGGTTACATCATGACCTTGGCTGGTGGTGTTCCAACCTGGGCCGCCGCACCCGCAACTGGTGTAACAATTAGCGATGACACAAGTTCTGCAACCGCTTATTACCCACTATATGCAAGAGTTACAAGTGGAACGGCATCTACTGAATATACAAGTTCTACTAAATATACTTATAAGCCAAGCACAGGCGAATTAACTTCACCTGAAGTTATTGCAAGTAATGGATTATTAGTTAATAACGCTACTGTTTCTGCAAGTTATACTGTTGCATCAGGTTATAACGCAGTCAGCGTAGGCCCAGTAACTGTAGCATCTGGTCAATCAGTAACAGTTCCTAGTGGTTCTAGATGGGTGGTTCTATGAGTTCAGTCGTAATTTCAGGCGATACAAGCGGTGCTATTACATTAGCCGCACCTAGCGTAGCTGGCACTAATACTGCCACACTTCCTGCCGCTACTGGCACAGTAATGGTTAGTGGCAATCAACCAGCATTTAGAGCATATTCTTCAGGAAATTTTACAATTTCTACAGGTGCTTATGCAATTTTGCCTTTAAATACCAAGTCTTTTGACACTAATACTTGTTATAACAATACTGGTTCAACTGTAACTTTAAATGGTGTTTCTGCACCACAGTATTCTTTTGCGCCAAATATTGCTGGTTATTATCAAGTTAATTTAGCTGTTTCTACAAGTGCGACAGGAACACAAATTAATCCAGTTATTTACAAAAATGGAAGTGCTGTAATTTATGGCACAGTAAGCAATGGAATCACAGGATATGCAGGTGGCGGTGTTGCTTCTGATTTAGTTTATATGAACGGAACATCTGATTACATTCAAGCGTATTGTTATATATCTGTAAGCGGAAGTTTATTTGGAGCATCTAATGGTTGTGTATTTAGTGCAGAATTAGTAAGGACTTCATAATGTTAGAAAAAATAATTTCTTTATATCCTGAATTAGCTAAT